GAGATGTGTATAAGAGACAGGTTCAGGTATTCGAAGTGGGCCTGACAGTCTTTAACTGCGCTGCCTGCACCGTTCCGAATACTAACGACGGGGTACTTGTTCTCGAACATCTGCGACACAGCCATTGCATCGAACTCACCTTCAGTGATGGTGATGTACTTGCCTCCGGCTGGGAACAGTTGCTGTCCGAACATCTTCGCTTTGTTCCAATCGCCTCCAATCAGGAAACGTTTGTCAGGGTAGCGCGTCTTACTTGCCACCGGTTCAGTGCCTTCACCGTAGTAGCCAAAGACAACGTTGTCATCATCGACAAGCGCGTTGTACTTTTGCGCTGTCTCTTTCTTGATGCGTCGGTTGATGATGGCTGAGTAGCTACCCGTCAACAGCTTGGCGTTAACCTGCTTCTTGGTTTCTGGTTTGTGCAACGTCCTTACCTTGTCCGGTGGTGTGTACTTCTGACACGAATAACAATACGTTGAACGATTGTCGTTGATCGTGAGCGCATCGCTACTGCCGCAGTCCTCACATGGTTGATGTGTTTTTAAGTATGCCATAACTGTCCTCTTAACAGTTCCTGTTCAGTAACTTAACAGTAAATTTATAATAAGTTATACGGTTAAGTACTGAACAGTTCTTTAAAGTAATATTGTAGCATGGATTTTCCTAGCTGTCAACCCCTTCGTTATTCTTCACTGCTCTTGATAGGTCTCTGACGACTGTCTCAAGGTCTAAGATAGCGAAGCAATCCAGCGCATCGGTGCCTGCGTCACTCATCTCATTCAGCAAACCCAGTGCATGCTTGGCACTCTGAAGTGCCTGCTCGCGCTTGACTGTATCAGGTGTGTTCATTCGTAACCTCCCCAGAATTCATCCTGTGCCACGTCGTAGATCTTATCTAGCGTTGTGTCAAACAAAAAGTCTGTTACTTCTGTCTTGAAATCAGATGTAAGATACACGTTGACAAACATCTCGTCTTCGTGCAAGTCCCACTTGACGTACAGCATCAAGTCCTCTGCCTCGTAATCGAAGTAACCCCTGCCGTTCTTTGGTGTGCTCATTCGTCTCTCCCCTTGATGTCTAACCAAATAACAATGATCCCAAACAGTATCATGTATAACAGAAAATCATGCAGCGTCACAGTCCCCTCCTAATCATCGCTAATTGAAACTCAGTAACCACCATACCATCAATGTTATCAGGTTCTTTGTCAAACATTGACAATAAAAACTCTTGACATTCTGATTCGCACCCTCTGTAGACTACGCGATCCGGTTCGGGTACGTCATAGTTCCACTGCAAAACTGCGTGTGTCATACGTCCTCCTCGTTTTCATACGTAATTTCTGCTGGGACGTAGCACAGAAACTCGTCTTTTTCACTGAGTGCTTTTATTCGTTCGAGTATATCCGAAAGATCTGCATTAGCTACACGCATATCGTCTATTTCGATAAACTCATCTATGTCGTCTCGCTTATCTTCCATATACCAATCCATACGGTCTTGGATATAGCAGGCATCGTGCTCAACCAACGCCTCCAGATACTCGATCGTAAGAGCATCGAACCAAATCGTAGGCTGGTCTTTTGCTACTTTGATCTCTGCTTTTTGATAATGGCTGTGTGTCATAGCTGCCTCCACGGTTTCATCGTCAACAATATCGGTATCCAAACAGCGCACCAAATCAGTGCGTCAAAATATTTCTGATCCATTTCCAGCCTCCAGATATTTTAACAGGTTTTCCATTGCATTTTGCGAGATCAACGACAGCGCTGCTGAATCGTCCTCTACTCGCTCAAAGATAAAAGGTATACCACCATAAGGGTCAGCCGTTTGAATCGCTCTAGCGGCTTCGTATGCGCTCTGACGGGACGTTAGCATCACGCCAACGTTCCCGTGTGTTACGTTGTAAAGTTTCACTGCCTAGCCCTCCATTTCTTCTAGGTTCAGTTTTTCGATTAAGTACAACTCTTTTTCTAACGCTAGGCACTCACGGTTGTAGCCATCCATCGTGCGCCGTATGTGAATGAGCGTATCTTTTGGTGTTCGTTTGTCTGCCTCCGCATCAATCATCTGAGCGATCACTGCCTCGCAGAATTTAATTCGCGATTTGATTGGTCCTGTTGGTATCATGGTTTAGCCCTCCGCTAATCCGTCAAAGAATGACTGGTACGCTTCCTCTGCTTTGCGACCGTCGAGCCATTTGTTTATGTGCCGCGTTGTCGTCGCGCTCCACTTTGTTTTGGTGCGGTACAGTTTGTAATCAAACTCCGCTGCCACTGGTGTTTCGTATGAAAACAAAATCAAAGTGCCATCGTTGAGGCTGACTTCAGTCATGTTTGAACCCACGTTTTTTACTTTCATTGCTTAGCCCTCTCTATCGGTTGCTCGTTTAAGTACCTGTTAACAATCTCGAAATGTGACCACTCTGCGCTGTCAGCCAGTGCGCGTGTCCCGTAGCTCTCTGCGTCGGATAGTGTCCAGAAGCCGTTACCAAGCAAACGGCTACCGTTAAACCCGATCAGATAAACAATATATCTGTCATTCGGTGATAAAAAGTGCTCGATTGTAAGTGCCATTTTTAGCCCTCTCCGTTGATTTTAATGTATCCGGTAACTTGTCTGCGCTGCGCGGTGTCAGCTGTCCAATCGTAAAGGACACCATCACGCAGTGCTGCAACATGTCCCCGCATTGCTAACAGGTAAACCCCTCTCGGGTGTCGCCTGATAAACTGCTTAATTGTCATCGTTTCAACTCCGCAGTATCTCGCGTAGCTAACCGATGCGCTTGGCTTTCCGTGCGTCTCTGCTGTTACTCCGAAACGCTCCGACAGTTGAGATACAGCCGCGTTGATTGTAACCCAAGGCGCACCGCGTCTCCGCTGCCTGCCGTGCTTATCGAGTGCGCGATGAGCTACGCCATAGGTGCAGCCAAACAGTACAGCCAAACCCTTGACAGTGCAATCATTGTGCTCTCGGTAACACTTCGAAACTTCTTTCAGTTGCTCGAAAGTTTGCATAAGACCTCCGCTTAGTTTGTCAGCTGTAAACACTCCGCGAATGCTCACAGGTGACACCCCAAACGCTGAAACAGTGCTAAGTTGCGCGGGATTGTCTGCCCCATTGCGCGACACTGTTTCTGCTTAGTGTGTCGGCTGCTCCCATGTGTTTGGGTGTTTGTGTAGTTCGTTTATCGGTGTTGGATACCCTCAACCGACACGCCCACGCTGCACTAATAACCCGCTGCGAAGCCCCTTTTGAAAACCCGCTAGGGTGCGGTTGGACTTACCGAGAGAGTGCTCCGCTGCTAGGCATCTAGCGTTGGTCTCTCGAGCCGATGGATACAGCATAGCAGATCAAACGGGAATGTATATGTAATATTACCATTTTTTAGAAACATTTTGGAATAACAAATCTGTTTGATATTGCCTAGCAAGTATCGTGCCAATTTATTTTTGCAGAATCTGCACCGCGTTGGCATGGATCTTGCTAGTCACTAGGCACTGTATGTTTATACAGTACTGGTTAGCTATACAGGTACTGCATAGACTCTCACACTCTGACAATGTAAATCTAAATCGTAACGATAATGATTCTCATTCAAACTCTTCAGCTCTGAGTAATGATAATGATTCTCATTTGCATCTGCACAGTCTAGCGCTAATGATAACGCTAATGAGAATGATTCGTGTTACGATTTAGGCACCGGGGGAGGGGTATTGACTGCGCTGTGCTGTGCTGTTGCTGCGTAGATACAAAAAAGAGGCAAAATAGAAACAAAATAACTGTGTGAATAGTAACAAAATAAACTAAATAGTTCAAAGACTTAACAGAATCTGTACTGCGCTGCTAAAGATATTAAAAAAGGAGCCGTATAGGGGCAGTATAGATTGGTAATAATGCACAGATTGCTAAATAGTTCTTGACAAATGCTCAAAAGTATGCTATAATATACTGTATAGATAAGCATTTAAAGAGTATAGAATCTGTACAGCGCTGGTTAAGGCCCGGTTAAGCAGTTCAGTTACACCGCTGTTATTAATATAATTATATTTTTAATATTTCTGGACTTAACTGAACAGGGACTGAACTGCAGAACTGAATCCAACCAGAGCTGAACTGCTGAACTGTAACTTAACCGTGCCTTTAAAGATACTTTAAAGATAACGCTGAGGATTGTTATGACTGATACTCCTAGTCGGGGTCGGGGTCGTCCCAAAAAGACTGACGTTTCGGCTGTTAAAAAAGGAAATAGGGGTGTACGTGGTCGTCCGAAAGGCGACGCAGCGGTTATGAACGAGTATAAGGCGCGGATGTTGGCTAGCCCAAAGTCTGCAAAGGTACTTGAAGCGATCTTCCGCGCTGCTTTAGACGACGATCATAAAAATCAAGCAGCAGCATGGAAACTTGTTATGGATCGTGTCGCGCCTACCGCGTTGTTTGAGAAGGATGTCGTTAAAGACGCAGGACGAAGCGCAATACAGATTAACATTACGGGTGTCGGTTCCGCCGACGTAAGCGGTGGCAGCGTTATTGACGGAGATTCCGGTGAAATACTTTGAGTTAGAAGAGTTTAACTGTCAACACACTGGAAATAACGAGATGAAGCCTGAGTTTCTTGAAAAACTCGACGCGCTGAGACACGTATGTGCGTTTCCGTTTGTTATTACCAGCGGCTACCGCGATCCTAGCCACCCTATTGAAGCGGCTAAAGAGATTCCCGGTACACACGCGCAAGGTATCGCAGCAGACATACGAGTTGTTAGCAGTAACAAGCGGTTTAGATTAGTAAAGGAAGCACTGGCGTTAGGATTCACAGGCATCGGCGTTGATCCTTCGTTTATTCACTTAGACATCCGAGCAAGTTCACCTGTTATCTGGACGTACTAACTATGTTGTACACAAGAAATACTAACGTTACAACCACAGATGTAGCTACTATGGTTACTGTTCCTAGTGGTTACGTAGCGCACTGGAATATGCTCTTTGTTAGTAACTTAGGTGGCTCTACTAACGGTGCTGGCATCTACGTAGACAAAGTTGACGGAACCCGTGTAGATATTTTAGGCGGTGGTAACATATCAGCTAAAGACTTTTTGTTAATTGACGGTAACGCAGTGTTTGTTCTTCAAGCTGGTGACGCTATCAAGGTGTTCACAACGTCTGCGGGTGACATGGAGTTTGTAGTAACCTTTGATCTGTTAGAAGCACCAGCGGTATTCGTTAACTTTAATGGATCTTAATGTTGAACTGCTTCCTTGGCAGCAGGAAGTATACAATGATCCGACTCGTTTTAAAGTAGTCGCTGCCGGAAGACGAACAGGAAAGTCACGACTCGCTGCGTGGCTGCTCATTATCAATGCCTTACAAGCCGAACGTGGTCATGTTTTTTACGTTGCGCCTACGCAGGGACAAGCCCGTGACATCATGTGGCAGACTTTGCTAGAGCTAGGACACCCTGTAATCTCAGGTTCGCACATTAACAACTTGCAGATCAAGCTGGTCAACGGGGCTACAATTAGTCTAAAAGGAGCCGACAGGCCCGAGACTATGCGTGGCGTGTCCTTGAAGTTTCTTGTTATGGATGAGTACGCAGACATGAAGCCCGATGTATGGGAACAGATTCTGCGTCCAGCCCTAGCAGACCAGAAGGGTCACGCACTGTTCATAGGTACGCCTATGGGTCGTAACCACTTCTACGAGTTGTACAAGTACGCGGAGATGGCTGATGATGAAACGTATAAGGGCTGGCATTTTACGTCTTACGATAACCCTCTACTTGATCCAAGCGAGATTGATATTGCTAAGAAGTCGATGTCGAGTTATGCGTTCCGTCAAGAGTTCATGGCATCGTTCGAAGCCACTGGTTCCGAAATGTTCAAGGAAGACTGGATTAAGTACGGTGAGGAGCCGGAGTTCGGTGATTACTACATCGCAATCGACTTGGCTGGCTTTGAGGAAGTAGGGAAGAAACGCACGAAGAACACTAAGCTAGACGAAACAGCTATGGCTATCGTCAAGGTAGGTGACAACGGTGATTGGTACATTGATAACATTATACACGGAAGATGGTCTCTGGACGAGACAGCCATTAAAATCTTTCAAGCCGTTCGTGACTATCGTCCTGTGTCTGTTGGTATTGAAAGAGGAATTGCAAAGCAAGCGGTTATGTCGCCGCTTATGGATTTGCAAAAGAAGTACGCACAGTTCTTCAGAGTAGAAGAGCTTACCCACGGTAACAAGAAGAAAACCGATAGGGTCATGTGGGCGCTGCAAGGGCGCTTTGAGAACGGAATTGTGAGCATAAACAAAGGTGACTGGAACGCAAGGTTCCTCGATCAGTTGTTTCAATTCCCTGATCCGTTAACGCACGACGACTTAGTTGATGCGTTAGCATATATCGATCAGCTTGCTAACGTCCCGTATGGGATAGCAGAACTAGAGTTCGAAGAGCCTGAAATTTTAGATATTGTAGCGGGGTACTAAGGTGAGTGAATTATATAGTCCAGACCCACTGATGATGGGAGAAACCATAGAAGGTTGGGTTATAAACAAATGCGAAGACTGGCGGGATTACTACGAAAGCAACTATGAACAATCATTTGACGAATACTACAGACTGTGGCGTGGTATCTGGGATCCTGCTGACCGTGAGCGTTCCTCTGAGCGTAGTCGAATTATTTCTCCTGCACTTCAGCAAGCTGTCGAATCTAGCGT